CAACAATTTTTGAAACGGACTTGACGGATTCGGCAAGTTGTATTATCTTTTTATTGAAGTCCGCAATCGGGGCTTGACTTCCGGTTTTACCGGCGTCGGCCAGCTGCCCTGCGGACTTTATCTTTTCTACCGTAAGCGCTTCTACCGAATAAAGCCGTGTCCCTTTTTTACTGTCGAAATATTGTTTTAAGGTTATCTTTACGGGATAGTGTTCGCCCTGATAGGTCATCAGCGCTCCTACCCTGTGAACTAATTCGACATCCCTGTTTCCTTTGGTATCTTTGTGCGTAACGTCAATTGCCGCGTTTTCAAAAAGCTTTTTTATATTCGCGACAGCCAAGGCGTGAAGTTTAGGCGATACCGATTTTTTTATCGCGCTGTCATCTTTGGTAAGTTTTCTTAAAGAATTCTCTGAAATAGTGCCGTTTATTTTAAGTAATTTGTTTTCCAGTTTTTCATTAACAAGGTTTTTTACCAGCGCGGCGGCTTCGTTTATTGAGTTTACGTCATTCTCAATGTATGAGTTAGCAAGCGCTTCCCAGTCCCCGAACCAGTCCTTAAAACCTTGCGTCCTTACCGCGTACCACGCTTCCTTCCCTTTCTCCTGTCCAAGCGCGTCCAACAACAGGCTGTCCTTTCCGTTAGGCGCTTTATATTCCGCGTCCGCGCCTTCATACGCTTTCCGCAGCTCCCGGATGTTTTTTACCGCCTTCTCCCTCTCCGCCTCGTCCGCTATGTTCATGGCGCGGTCAATAAGCGCCGCGGTCGGTTTATGCTTTTGATCTTCCCCGTAAACCTTTTTATTTGCCTTCCATTGCCCTCTGGCGGCCTCTGTAGCGGCTTTCCTTTCTTCCGCCGCCTCTTTTGTCATTTGTGCGCTTTCAATCGCGTTACGGGCTTCCCTCATCGAATGAAGCATTTCCATCTTTTCGCTGTCGGTGTACAGGTCGCTTTGAAACACCCGCTGCGCTTCCGTCATCTCCGCAAACGCTTTCTGCTGCCCGTTGTCCGTCTGTACACGCGCCGCGCTTTTGGTTTCCGCTTCCTGCCCGGCCGCGCTTTGCGGACCCGCAAGCAGTTCGTCAAAGTATTTTTTCAGTTCGGGATTCCCCGTCCATTGCGAAAACAACTCCCTCAACGCTTCGGCTATCCGCCTGAACAGGGCTTTAAGCCCGGGCGTGGGCGCTTCCCCCGTTTTCATGTAGTGCTCGAAATTCTTTGACAGCCATTCGTGATGTTCCCTGTTAAAGTCCTCAAGTTTAATTTCTTTCCCGAACGCCTTGCTCACCGCTTCTTCCAGAAGCGTCTTGTAACGCGGGCTGTTCGGAATGACAAAAGAAGTCATCCAGTGCATCCACTCGTGCAGGAGCGTGGCAGGGTCTGAATTTTGAGTTACGACAGTTATCGCCCGCAGCCGTTCAAAGTTTTCTTTCATGGCGTCGTTTATGTTGTTAAGTATCTGATCCGGCTCCCCGTTCACGCCGCGCTTTATCGCAACTATCCCCCCGCCGATTCTCTGCCCGCTCTGCTGGGCCGCAATGCGCCCCTCGTCAAGCCTACGCAAAATTTGCGCGTTTACTCCCTGCGGGTCTTCCGCAGCCCGCAAACGCAGTTCTTCCTCGTTTGTAAGGCCGCTTATCATCTCGTGCACGTCGCGGCCGAAATTTCTGGCGGTGTTCATTACCCTCCAGTTGTCTCTCGCCGCTTCCATGCTCCATCCGGTAAACCGCGCTATTGTCGCAATGTCCTTGTGGTTTTCGCGCGTCATGTTGAATTCGTCCCCGCTTCGGAAATACTTCAGCCCGTTTTCCGCGCCCCTGGGATTCGCCTCGATAAGGCGCTTCTTTAAAGCCGCAAGGTCAACACCGGCAGCTTCGCTCATGCGCTCATCCGGCTCAAACACAAATTCCATTTCAGGATTGTCCCACGCAAGCTCCTTAAACATGTCCGCGATAACGCCTTCACCGTCCGCTATTGCACGCGACATTTCAATGTTCTCAACCGTAATTGTGTTCGTCTCCGCGTCCCAGCTGTAATCAAGGCCGGCCATCATCTGTCCCGTAGGCGGATCGTAAACAGAAAGACTTCCTTCCCCAGAGCCGTCCTCGTTCTCGTCTGCGGTTATTTTTATATCAAGCCTGCCGTCGCCCTTCCGCCTCATGTTCGCCGGAGCCTCAATCGTGGGCATCGCCGCGTAACGGCCGCCCGCTTTTTCCGCCTCTTCCCTCATACGCTTGTGGTAATCAAGCCGTTCTCCTTCCGATTTGTCGTACATCTGCCCAAGCTGCTCGTCGGTTAAATTTTTTGCTAACGGGTTTTCTCTCGCCGCCGGAATGAATTCCGCTTTGTCGTCAATCGTAACGGCAAGGTTTTTAAGCTGTTTCGTAAGCGCCGCCGTTTCCCGTACATTGCCCGCAAATGTAAACGGGAAATTTATAACGCCGAACCCGATGCCGCCCGCAATGCCGCCTACAACCGACCGGCCCAGTTCGTCCCAAAACTCGGGGCTTCCCCATAAATTCCTGTCTACAGGAGAATCCTGCAGGGCGTCTCCGATGGAAACCATCGCCTGCTCAACCAGAAACTGCAACGCTTCCTCTATTCCTTCCTCTCCCGCCTGTTTTGCCGTTTCAAGCAGAGTCTTCGCAATAACGCTCCTGCCCACGGCTGACGAAGCTATGTCTGTCAATATTTTCTTGATAAAACTTTTAGACGCGGCTTCGGCTATTTTCGCCTGCGCCTCTTTGGACAGCACCGCGCCGCCGATTGTCTTCGCCGCGGATTTCCCCCAGCCCGCGACCACTCCCAGTCCGGATTCAATAAACCCGTTTATGCTTCCGCCTACAAGCGCAAGGCGCGAAGCGTTTTCCTGTTCCACTCCGGCGGCAATCAAGTCAATGTACAGCAAGCCTGTCATTTCCGCGCTTGAAGCGGCGAAACTTCCCAACTTGTAACCGCCCTTCCAGCCCGCCGCGAAACCCACCGGACCTGCCATTAATGCTCCGGCCCCTCCGGCGACAAGCCCTCCGACAGCGCCGCCTCCCATAGACTTGAGCGTTAAAGGAGCCGATTGTATCGTACCCGTGATAATCGTTGTTAGGGCGTCGTCAGGCATTCTTCTTGCAAGCTCGTCATTGGCTTGCCGTATTTTCATGATTTCTTCAAACAATTTGTCTCTTTTCTGCTGTAAATCTTTCCGCTTTGCTTCGTCTTTCGCTGCGGCTATTCCATTATCCAGGGATTGCAGTTCAATCCCCATTTTCCCCATAGGCAGCATATTCCATGCTATTTGTACAGAATTCTTTGTGGCTTCATAGAGGGTTTTTGGCGGGGCGTAACGGTCTTCTCTGTCATCTGATATTAACTTCCAGATTTCATCAAAATTGTTGTAAACAATATTAGGATCAATTTGGAAGTACTCTGCCAGTTCTCTTGCCGACATGTATTTATAAATTTCGTCTTCGTTTAAAGAGTCGTTCGTTTTCATGTCATAAAGGAAATTTGATTCGCGCATTGAAAGACTTTGCCCGCCGTGCCTTAACTGCAATTCGTCCCTGAAATCCTGAAGTTTTTGCGCTCCTTCACTCCATTGGTTGAAAAGGTTTGCTGCACTTTTCCCTCGTGGTTGTCCGGGAGGGTCGTTAAACCCTCTCGGTAAAGTTACCTGTGTATTAGGCCCGTAGTTATCAGGGCTTTCCGGAAGCTGCGGTTGGAAAAAATTTTGTTGGTTCCTGTTTTCAAATAAATCTGACATTATGCGGCTCTCCTCTTTTCTTGATTTTTCGCCTCTTTTGGATTAAATTTTTCTTTATGGAGATTCATGTTATGAAAAAAGCGATGATTGTTTTTCTTTTCATTTTCCTGATTTTTGGAATTTATGCTCAAAATATCTATATTGGTGGCTCGTATAGTGATGAAATTAATTTGTCTGGTAAAGGTAGAAAAGCTTGTTACTGGAAAAATGGCGTTCAATATGAGATAGATGGCGTCTCCATAGATGCGATTACTGTATATAAAACAAGTGTTTATATAGCAGGGGTTTATAGAGAAAACATATGTCGGTACTGGATAGATGGGAAACCTTACGAACTTCCAGATTGTTTGCGTGTTTATAAAATTCATGTTGATAATTTTGATGTATATGTTGTTGGTGATAACGAAAGAAATAAAACGTGTTATTGGAAAAATGGTGTCCAACAAAACGGGCCATCTGACGGTATTTTTTATCCTAAATGTTTTACTGTTATTAATGGTATTGTATATATTGCAGGCAGTTTTGATAAGGGAATTGATTTTTATACTTGTTATTGGGTGGATAACATTCGTTATGAGCTTTCTAATTCTAAAAATTTTAGTCCTTGTGGAATAGAAGTCGTGGGAAATCAAATATATATTGGTGCAAATAATTTTCAATCGCAGGCTTGTTATTGGATAGACAACAAACAGCATATTTTCTCTAATACAGATGGTTTGCCTATTGACGTATTTAAAGTTTATAACAGTAATATTTACATGGTAAGTAATAAATATTATTTTATTAACGGTATACGTCGTGAATATAACATAGAAGGATACATTTATAATATTGTTTCCAAGCAAGCGTATTTTGTAAATCGTGGTAATGTATACATTGCAGGTTGGTATTTTTATCAAAACCAAAACAAAGTTAGAGCCGGATATTGGATTGATGGTGTTCATCACATTCTTGATGGTAAAGGGCGTTATTTTAATATTGAAACAATTTTTGTTTATGAATAAAAACAGCTTGTTCATTAATAACCTCCTTTGATTACAAATACAATAGCCAACTCTCAACTTGTTCATTTCCATCGCCCCTGTTCCAGCTTCATAAAAAAATCGGCCCACGCTTGATACTTTACTAACGGGTATCGGCTATAATATGCGCTGTTCCATGTGGATTCAGCCACCGGCGATCCCGGAGGCGGTCTACTGTAATCGAAGTCTTCACCTGTTTTTGGATTTTTCCCGTTTCTTATTGCCTCAATATATTCGTCTTTTGTTATTGCCCCTTCCGCTTTTTTGTAGACATCCCAGCTGCCGGAAGCATTTTGTTTCATAACTACAGGTCTTCCATTCGCTTCATAATTCAAGTAAAACGTTCCCGATTCCAAACTTAATTTACTTTTAATGGTAAATTGTTGCTTCGGGATAACGTCGCCTTTCCGCCTGTCTGACGCCATCCACTCTGAAAGAAAACCGTCAACCGGAAAGCCGAGAATGTTAGCAAGTATTTTCCTTTCATTTTCCGCTACTTGATTAACAGCTTTTTCATGGTCAGGACTTCTAAATTCGTAAGACGGTGTATTAGTCTGTCCTGAAACATTAAACCGTTCGGGATTGTAGTTTACCCATACAATATCTTCTGCCTCTTCACTCATCGCTATGTCGCTGAAAGCTTTTAATTGTTTTAGCTGATTTTCCTCACTGTTTTCTGTTGGTGCTTTCGTCATAAATTTAAATAATTCTTCTGATGTAAATTTACGCATAGCATTTCTGATTTCAGCCACATCTGTCACGCCGTTAAAGAGAATACTCTTATAAAAATTAACACAACGTTGTCCGTAAGCATCTCGTTCATATAGAGACATTTTTTTTATATCGCTGTTGTAAAACCCGCTGTCTTCTCTAATGTAAAAATCATTTTGCATGAATTTATCAAAATCAAGTGCCAGTGTGGGATTAATTTGTTTTAAAGCTGTTCCAACTTCGCTATAAAATTTTTCAAAAAATTTTGTCTGTTCAGCTTCCCATAATTGCAAATTAACAGAGTGCTCTCCTCCCTTAGATTGCATAAATGCTTCTCTTTTAAAATAAATAAATCCTTTCAACGCTTCATTTAAAGATTTATACTGCATAGTTATCGGTTCTTTTCTTTCATTGAACCCTACAATAACAGTACCATCACCTCCGATTATTTGAGGTCTAAGAAACATTTCTAAATTGTAAGCGTCTAACAAAGCAATTTCTTTTCCCAACTCCTGCTTTTTGTACCCTTCAATTTTCCCCACATCGAACCAGTTACTAGCCCTGTCTCTCAAGTCGTCATTAAGATTCGCGTATTCGGGATTACGCGGGTTATAGTATTTGTTCAATTCCGCGCCCCATACTCTGCAATGGTCAATCGCGGCGTCAAGATTGCCTGACAAAAGCATCCTGTCAAGGAGTGATTTCTGTTCACGGAAACCGGAGAACCGCCCCTGTTGGATACGCTCAGTTTCGCGTTTAATCAGTTTGGCTTCGTATTCTTCCCTGCCGTCAAAAGTCCAAGGTTTCTCTTGAGTATCAGAGACATTACCATTTTCGTCGTACACTTCTAACAAAGTATTCGTCATGGATTTAAAATCATCACGGACGCGCTGCATTGTGCCTTCAAGTTTATTCACGTCGTTTACAGCGCCAAGTAAAGCGGAAGCGAATTTGTCATAGGAAGCGACAGCCGCGTCATTGTACAGTTTGTTTTTCTGCTGCGGGCCCAGTTGTATTCTTTCCGCGGCAAGACTAATTCTGTTTGCAACCGTTCTTAAAGTTTCCTTCGGCGTCCATATATCGCCTATATTTGAAACATAAGACTTAATGTCGTTTACCAAACTCATGTTCTCGTAATCGGCACGCCATTTATCCTGTTCCACCAAGGCGTAATTTTTAAGATCGTTAAAACTTAAATTGCCAAGCGCATCAACTTTTTTCTTGTAATAGGGAATATTGGCATTTCTGCCAAGTTTTCCTTTTAAAAACCTCTCCGCTTCCGCTTTTAATTTCAACTCATATTCATGAGTGTAATTGTCAAGCTCTACCGGGTCGTCGGGATTGCCTTTGTAATTAAAAGGATTGTCTCTTTTAAAGTTGTTTATGTGGGTTTCGTAAGCTCCGGGAAGAGCATAAAGAAAAGCATCGGCTTCTTTTTTTCTTCTGTCGTCAATATCGCTTGTTACAACTTCTGCAGCGCCGATTGCATTGCGAAAAAGGTCGTTGACCGTAGCGTGGTTATATGCCATATTTCTCTCCTCCAAAAAATATTTTTAAACAGCTAACAGCCGTCAATTAACTCTTTTTTCCGAAAATATTATTCCAGTCCATATTTTTGTTGCCCCAATTTTCACCGTAATCCCGGAAAGTTTTTCCGGCTTGGTACCCCTGCATCCCGCCTCCCATAAAAGCGGTTGCATAATCAAGGAAGGTCGGCTTGGACTGTTCAATTCCCCAGTCAAATTCCGACTGTCCCGCCATCGCAATGTTTTTGTTATAGGCGTCCTGCGCGTCCTTTTCGAGCATTCTGTAACCGCCCGGCTGCCACGAAGACTCTTCCCGTTTAATTGCCGCGGATGCAATGGCGGCCCCCGTCATCATCTGGTCAAGCCTGTTTCCGCTTTGCCTGTTTTGAACGTCGATATTCCGCTGCAAGCTTTCCGCGGCGTAAGAGCGTATGGTTTCATTGGCCTCGTTCCCCCTTGTGCCGCCCGCTCCTTCCGCGGCAAGGGACATTCCGATATTGGAAGCGTTTTCAATTTGCGCGTTATGCATTCCGAACGCCTGCGCCAAAAGGCCGGTGTTGTAATCGTCCATAGACAATTCCATCTCGCTGCGAAGGTTTTGCTTTTGAACGTTGAGCTGGCTTAACGCCTCGTTTTTCTGTATTCCGAAGCGCGTATCGGAGTATTCCTTGCCGTACAGGTACTGCTGCCACGCGGATTCTTTCTGATGTTTCAGTTCTTTTTTTGTACGTTCTCCCTGCTGCCAGATTGATATTGCTCCCGTGGCCGCGCCTGCGGCCGCCATAATTAAAGGTACGAACCACATTAATTGACCTCCGTGTTAATAGCCAGAATTAAGCACCGGCTGGGTTTTACGTGAATAAATTCAAACATTACGTCGTTACCCCACACTCCCGGAAACGGCACGCGGTACGTTCCGGAATAAGGCTCTTGTGGAGTGCAGATAACGTCCGTCTTGCCGTTAGGGATGGATTTCAGTTTCGGCATATAGCTGTCCAGAAACCGCATCGAAAGGTTTTTGACATTGTTAGGTTTCATTTTGTCGTTTGCAAGGATGGGCATGCTGCGCACGCGGCTTGTGTAGGGATACCCGATATAGCGCATGGGGCTTGCGTCAGGCGATTCTTCGGGCCCGTAAACCTTATTGTCCAGTTCGTCATAGACGACGGCTTCTTCCGTGTAACCGGAACGGCCGCCGCTCCATGCCGAATAACCGTCAAGGTAGACTTCGCCCTCTTCCCGCAGCCGTTCAAGGAAAAACCCATTCGTCCGGTTTACCAGAAAATAGGCGTCGTCATTGCCGTCGGCGCTTGGAAGCACGGCGGCGCTTTTTATCCTGCCTTCTCCTACCGCAATGCGGCTCCACGCGAACGTACCGGTACCGCGCTCATAGAGGAGGCAAGCCACAATCCCGTCCTCGCGCGTTATCAGAAGCTTAATGTAAGGTGATGAAATAAAATCAAATTCAACCGCTGCGCTTTCACGGAGCATCTGCATTGACATCATCGCCATATTGTTCGCCCTGAAATTGTTGTCCTGCTGTGGAATGTAATATTCGACCAGGCTTTTCTTGCCGGTCTGCAGATAGACCGTCGCGTCCCCGACCGCGACGCCCTGTATTCTGTCGCTGCCGAAGCGGCTGTTAAGCGCGGCCTGCACATTTGCGGCATGGACGCCCGTGGGGATAATCCATTCGCCCGCTTCCGTCCCTACGATAAGCCCTTTGTTGGCGGTAATCCAGCGAATGGAGTCGTTCATGTCGCTTGCAATTTCAAAAGTAAACCCGCAGTCCGGTGTAGGGTAACGGTCGGAAACATAGTCAACCGTATAAAAATTGACGTACATTTTAGAAACGCCGTATTTCACAACCAGCTCCGCAAGAATGTCCCTCGGCTTTCCGTATATCAACGTTCCCCTGAAATTGTACATCATCGTTTCCCGGATACGCCGGTACGTTTCGTCAGCGGCTTCTCTTAACTTTTCATGATAGATATCAATTCCAAGTATAGAAACTTTTGGCCATTGCAATAAATGATTTATAACTAAAGAAATTTTGTTATTTACTTCTGATAAGAACCGGTTATACAAAGAATCTGCCGTTATTGTTCTTGCAGCATCATCATCAAAAAATTTCATTTCATCTTCTACATAAGCAGACTTTACGTAAAATTCGTTTATTCCGACATTCAAACGAATAATCGAACTTGCTGAAGTTTTGGCGCCTTCTGAATAAACTATTCTTGCAATGCCTGCAACATAAACATTATTTTCATAATGTTCAGGTACATGATATTCTTTTTTATTTAGGTAATTGTCATAATTGATTATCATTGCTTCAAGCGCTTCGCGCTCCGCGGACGTAAGCGGGGTTATCGCCTGTCCGGGATTGGACAGCTCCAGCCTGTCGCCTTCCAGCCTTACAATTCTGGTATCCGCCGGATAGAAAGGCGAATCAACGGCATACTCCCAAAGATTGGCGTCCGTGAATTTAAGACGCTCATAAATGTCGTTAAGTATAATTTCCGCAGTGTTTTCCGGATTTACTTCCCCCAGTATGGAAACGTATTTCTTGTTTTTTGTGCCGAAAAAATCGTAAGTGGCAAACGGGTACGACCCTGCAATTTTATCCTTGTCCGTCAGAATTCTGCTTGCGAATATCCGCTGCGGATTATTTGCCGTTCCCGCGAAAATAAGGCGTCCGTTATAAAACGTAACGCATCTGGGGTAATTGCCTTCCCCCCGCAGGTATCCGTTTTCTTCATACAGCTTGTCTTTTATGTCGTCAGGGAATTTGCCCTTAATCTCATTCTCTTCCGCGTTTGTCGCTTTTACTTTTACCCCGTTGTCAACTGCAACCGTTTTAACATTTAACGAACCGGTTTTTTCCAGCCTGATTTCAATCGGCGGATATTTCTCATGGCATAAAATCATCGTGTCAAAGTTCTGCGCGTACTGCGCGGCGCGCACGTCTTCAAGTTTGTCAAACAGCTTCAATCCGGCGCCGTTTTCAAATTCCTGCGTTCCGGTGATTTTACCGTCATGCAGCTTTAACGTTTTCATTTTCCCCGCGGCCAGGTAAATCAAAAACGAATGTTCCCTGTCCACAATGAACGGGATAATCCTGCCGTCTTCTTCCAGCTGCGCAATACGCTCCGTTCCGGACCTTCTTTTAATGCCGCCGGTAGGTATCACGTCGAAGTTTTCAATGTACGAAGCGCCGCCGAAATACTGCTGGATGTCGATTCTGCCGAATAAAGTCTTTGAAAGTTCGCCCGCCGAAAAATTTGTTATAAGCATATTAAACCCCTCTTCCAAGCCCGAGCCTTTCGCTCCACCACGGGCTCTCTTTTAACTTTGCCGATTTGGACGACCTGCTTGCGTCCACCGCTTCCTGTTTTACAAGCAGGGCCTCCTGCAGCAGCTGGGTATGAAGTCCCGGCTGGTCCGAAAGTTTCATTGCGAATTTTGCGGCAAGTTTTTTCTCGACGTACTCATAAAACTTTGATTCATAGTCAAGCGCGACATAGTCGGGATAATCGCTGTCAGGCTCGGGATCAGACAATTCGTCTTCAATGTCCTCTGGCGCTCCCGGATAAAGCGTAACGTCCGGCTCCGTCCCCGGGGGCCCCGCCGAAAAATATTCGATTTCCGGAATGTCATCCGGCAAGCCTCCGGACGCCATCGCAATGTTTCGCAGAACCTTGCCGTTCGACACGTACAGCAGCTGCGCGTCCTCAACATCGGCAAGGATAAGCCTGTCTTCCGTAAGAAAGAATTCGTTATCCTGCAGCTCGATGGGCTTGGCGCAGTCGTAAGGCATGTCGTAAGCAAAAAGATAACGACTGTCTTTAATGACGGGCCTTCCCGTGAGGACCAGCTTCACGCGTTTTCTGCCTCCAACCCATTCGACCTCAGAGAGAGCTTCAAGAAAAGTCGCTATGTAAAACGCCCTGCAAAGTTCATAAGAAGCGTTTGCGGCTTTTATGTCATCATTTGTCAGAGAGTTTTGTCCTGTCGCCAACAACGCGCGGTTTACTATTTCCGTGTTCATGTTCATATAGTTTTAAGCTCCGCCTTTAAAGCGTCCCTTGCGGCGCCCAAAACAGCCAGCAGCTGCGGAACTTCCGTAACAAGCTCGTCATCGTACTTTATGCGGCTTATGGCAGTTCCTATCCTGTCCATCTTTTCCGTCAGACTGAGTATCCTGTCCACTTTTTCGTTCCCGTCAAATAATGTTTCCAACATTCATTCCCCCTTAATTTTTTTTATGCGGCGGCAACGGCGTCCAGCCAAAGATGCCGCCGCGCTACTTCAGGCGCTCATGCGGCGGGCTAACCTCCGCGCAAGAATAAATATTCCACGATTCCCCTCCTTCTGCCCCATAGGGCCGCGCTTTCCGCTTTTCTCGGAATTATTCTTCATTGGTTTTCACAAGTTCAAAATGCGGGACTTCTTTCTTTTCCGAAAGAACGATTATTTCCCCCACCTTCCGGAACTTGCCCCCATAGGTGCATTTTTCCTTCGCCCTGTAGCGGTAAACTTTCGCTTTCTCTTCCTGCTTCTGCTCAGCCGCAGGAGTCGTTTTGTTTTCAAACATTCGTTCCTCCTTATTTGCCCAAATAGGTGTTGATGATTGCCTGCACCGTACCGGTAAAAGAACCCGACAGCGAAGCCTTCAAAAATTTGAATTTGGTTTTGGGAATGGGCAGGGCATAACCTTCGCCATTCAAGTCCGATGCCTGCACATCGCTTCCCGTAACAATGTCGCTGTATGTCCCGTTTTCACTGTCGCTTCCCTTTACGGAAAGCGTCAGCGTACCCGATTCAAGAGGCCCTTGTGGCAGCTTGAGGTCAACCGTCATGCGCTCCGCGGAGGCTTCTCCCATGTTCATGACGTTCGGAAAATCTCCCGCCGATTGCAGGTTTCCGAAATCGTTTAACGCGTCATATAAAAAACTTACGCTCATGTTTTGCGCGCCCCCTTACGCAATCTGTTCTTCGGCGCTGGTAATGACATCCATGCGCCGGCAGCGAAGATCGCGCACATGGATGATTTGTTTTCCCCACGGGTCTGCGGTATTGTGTACCACATTCCCCTTGTCTCTTGCCGCCTTGTCCAGCTTGATGAGAATGTCAATATTGCTGTACATCGCGTACGTGGAAGCGCCCTGCGGCAGTTTGTAGCTCGCTTCGATGATAAGGTCCACAAGATCGTCGCCGCTGATGTCTTTTGGGATATTGCAGATGCGCTTTAAGGCGTCCGGAACTTTGACGGTTATACCGTATTGAGCTTCAAAATAGTTTTTGTACGCCGGGTATTCCCTGCCTTTTTCATCCTGAACGTCAACCAGCCCGCGGTCTTCCCTTATCACGCCTACGCTCTTTGAGCTTTTGGGGTAAATCAGGTGTAATAAATCCTGCCCGATTGCGCAAAGATAAATGCTTGTAAGGTTGCTTCCGGTACCGCCCGCGTCAATGACGTTGGGATCGCCTAAGCTGTTGCGCCTGGACATAAGTCCCGCAAATTCGTCAGGTTTTGTTTCATCGCCGTAGACGATTGTTTCTGCCTGGGTAAGCCCCATCCCCTTGATAATGGCCACGCTTTCACTCATAAGAGCCGCGGCCTTGTTTCCGGAATGTTCAATCAGTTTCGCGTCAACCTGTGAGTAAGCCGAAAGTATGGCGATACGGTCCCTGATGACGCTTGTTTGTGTCGCGGCTTTACCTACGCCTTTGTTGTAGATTCGGTGTTCGCCAATCGGCTGTATGTTGCGCTGTATTGCGACATTGACTGTAGCGTCATTGGCTTCATGAGCCGGAACGTCAATCAAAAGTTCGTTTGTCAAACGCATCAACTCGATAATTTTAAACGGATCAGGCGCGTTGGCCCTTCTTGCGAGCTCCAGCGCGGTCATCTGATCTGCCATATTCAATGCTGGCATTTAAATCTCCTTATATGTCTTTAAAATCAAAAGCCCCTCCGTCTGAAACGGATTTCATGGAGTCTCCCGCAGAACCGCCTCTTGAGGCGGCGCTTTCCGCGGTCATCTCCCCGAAACTTACAAAGGCTTTCACTATTTCCGGGTTGCCAATCAGTCCCGCCTGATTTAAAAGACTGCCTACATTCGGGCCCGCAGCTGCCAGCCCCCTTTTCAGCAGTTCCATTTTTTCCGCATACTTTGAGCCGTACTCGGCGGACAGCGCCGTCGCGGTCTCTTTCATCCGCGTTGCCGCGGTCTGCCTCTGTTCTTCCAGCTTTTGCGCGCCAAACGCACTCAACGTTTTGTACATCGCTTCGGCCTGCGCCGCTGTCAGATTCGCCTTCAAAGCGGCGTCCGCAAACACGTCTCCGTTATGCTCTTTGTCTTTTGCGAAAGGGTATCCGTCCGCCGTTTTCGGCCGTCCGGCTTTTTCCCAGAACGCCGCAACTTCTTCAGCCGCGGCGTCTTTTCCGGGAATGCCCCATGAAGAAGCCTTGCCTTCAAGCTCAAGAAACGCTTTCGCCATGTCGCCGACCTTGTTGAATTTCGCAAGTTTCGCCGCGGTGTCAGGATTGCCCTTCATCTCCGGCGGAAGCTGCTCCGTCCACGCGGCCAGCTTTACGTTTTCGCTTTCGGTTTTTTTTCCCCCGGCGGCGTTATTCCCCTCGTCAGGTTTGGCCGCAGGCTTCCCGCCTTCAGCGCCGGCCGCGCCCGTAATGGCGCTGTTAAGTAATTCTTCCGCGTTACCGGGCGCCGGTGTCCCGTTATCCGCCGAACCGCCTGCGCCGTCAGGCGCAAGATACAGATTTACCCTGCCTGTCAGGTTCTTCATATTATTTCCCTCCTGTGCTAACGGCGGTTTGCGCGATAAAATCCGTAATGGATTTTGAATCGCTTATTCCCATCCGTTCCCGAATAAAAAATTTTGCGTATTCATTCAACGCGTACTCGCGTTTCGTGCGCGTGTTCTCAAACAAAAACAGGTCCGTCAAAAGCATGTTCAGAACGATTTTTCCATCATCGCTTGAAAACACTTTCCTGCAGGTTTCTACCAGCATTTCGTTTTTCGCCTGCGCCGTAAGGTTTTTGTCTTCCCAAAACCGCCAGTTGATTTTATTGTTCATTCGTTAATCCTCCCGTTATCTGCCTGTTAAGCGCGTCCATTGGCGCCCCTTCCTGCGGCATCGATACATTAGGCATGCCGTTGCCGGCCGCCATATTTTTCTGCTGTTCCACCGCCATCGCCTGCCGCTGCGCCCGCTCTTCCTGCCTCGCCCGTTCCTTGCGCATCTCTTGCACGTCCCTGTCTTCGCGTATCGCAATTTGCGGAAAGCCCATCCCCTCAAGCCCGTTCTTGAGCGTTTCGTCAAAGTCAACTATGTCCAGCGCCGTCTGTGAAATATTCCCTACCGCCGCGATTAGCTGTATTCCCTGCGAAATGCCCACGCTTTCGTGGAATTTCTTCTGCGCCTGCGCAAGCGGGCCTATAAAGTCAATCTTCAGCTGCGCCCCGGTGTCCGCAAGGGAATCGGGCGGAGGCGGGATTTTCCCCTGCTTCAAAAGAAGGTTAAAAGTCCTCTGTATTATTTTTGTAAGCGCGCTGTTAAGGTTGACCACCAGGTCCGAAAGAACGGCGGCTTTTTCCCCCTGCAGCTCCATTACGTAGGTCGCCGTCATTTTCGCGGGCCTTTCGTTCATCAGCGCAAGGAAAAAATCAACGTAAAACCAGTCCTTAACGCGGTTTTCAATTTCCCTCTGTATGTCAAGAGTTATCGGATAGTTCTGCCCGGTGTTTATCGGCGTAACAATTTCGTTCGGTTTAATGTAATAGTTGTACCCGTTCGGCACTACGCTGGGAGGTCCTTTCATCGAATCAGGAACGTTATAAGGCGGCTCCGCGGAAAGCTGCGTTATTTTCATTTTTGCCTCATCGATGATGTTCAAAAGTTTTATGTCGTCTAATGCCTGTATCGCGGGCGACTCCCCGTACGCCGTTCCGTTAACCGAATCCCAGACAAACACCGCAAACGGAAACTCGTTATACCCGCTTTCGTGTATCAGATGATCCTGCTCCTCTTCAAGATACACGGACGCGTAAGGCATGTTGCCCGCGCTGCGGGACTCGCCGTCAAAATCAAGCCGCCTGTAAACGGCGTGCAATATTAAAATTTCGTTTCTCCATTTCTTCTTGTCTTTTAAATCTTCCTGCCTCGAATTGGACAGTTTCTCTTTTCCGAACAGGCTCGCCGCGTTTTTTAACGTCATTACATACCTGCGGAATACGGTGTCCACTTCGTCGTACTCGTTTATGTCCAGATAAAGTTCCTGTAAATTGAGATTGGTAAAACGGACCTTTTTGTCCGCAAGCTGCTCGTCTATCAGCATTACCGCATGCCCGCAGGTTGCCGCGAACTCTACAAACTTCGACACCTGCGGATACAGGTTGGACCTGTTAAACTCCGCGTAAAGCGTCTTTTCCACAACTTCAAGCCAGTCTTTTACGCCGTATCCCTCCCCGGTTCCGTTATTCTCCAATCCCAGTTTCTGCCACGCTATGTTAGGCGATATCGAATAACCGGTAATTCCGGAACGCAGCGTCTTCAGGAAATTTGTCGGCCTGCTTGTAAACCTTGGCGGGCGTTTCGGAGTCTTGTCATGGGGGTTATCCCATGAATAAACAGACGGAGCGACATACCTTTGCACTTCTTTCCAGTCGCTTTCGCGCTTTCTCCTTTCATCCCTGAGCTGCTCAAAGCGGTTTTTAAGTTCGTCAACAAATTCTTTTTTGTCCTTCATCATTACTCCCCCTATGACGCCATTCTTTTAAACGGGTCCCAGCCTTCGCCCTTGCGCTTCAGGTTCCATTGCCCGTTTTGCCTGCGAAGCGCGTCCGCGGGATTATGCGCAAAGTCGCTCATCATCCCGTAACGGGCTTCGTCGTATATGTGGTCTTCCAGCTTGGTGTTTACGTCTTCCGGATTCGACGGGTCAGGCGTCAGTACCGGTATCGTCCTTATGAAATCAACGCAGTGATCGAATATTAAAAGCATGGGTCTTCCGTCTTCGCAGTTTGTCTTAAGCCTCTGATGGAATATCGCAAGCCCGTTTATCCTGTCCTTATTGGCTTTTATCATCGTAAAACCGGCGTCTTCCCATGTCTCCGCGGCGGAAGGACCGTCGTCAATCTTCGACCACATGGCTCCGTCCGCTACAATTTCCGTAACGCCTTCAAGCACCGCCATCTCCCACGCTTTCGCCGCGGCTTCGGCGCTGCCCATCTTTATCCCCTCGTCCATCGCGTCCTTCGCGCAGCCGTACCACTCGCCGTAACGCACCATTCGCCCCTCTCCGTTTACAGCCCACTTGCCCAGGGAAAACGGCTTCGCGTACCCCCAGTCAAGCGCGTAGAACTTTTTCCACAGCCCGTTCTCAAGCGCGAAAGGTTTTACCACGTGCAGCTCGCGGCGGAACTCGTCAAAAACCTGTCCCGCGAATATGTCCCAGTCGCCGCCGCGCATCGCGCGGTAGAGGTGCGTCGGCAATAATTTCAGGCGGTTGGCATAGTCCGGATCGTTCTTCATTAGCGCCGGATTGTCTTCCAGCTTCGACGGTATGAAACATCTGGTTATCGGAAATCCGGATGATTCTACAGTCCTGTGCGTCCTGTTCGGTTCAAAACCGTCTATAAACCGCGACTTTATCCACGCGTGCCCCACCCCTCCCGGATTGGCGGTCGCCCTCATGTAACAGGGCACTCCCGCGGCCGACCGGCACCGGATTATCATGTAACGCCACGCGAAATCAGTAGGATAGTTCCCCAGCTCGTCAAACCCTATCCACGTGTACTGATGCCCCTGATAGTTCAATACGTCGCCGTCATGTTCCAGATACCGGAACTTGATTGACGCGCCGTTTGCAAACGTGTACGTTTTGTTTTTGTCCGTATATCTTGCCCCAAGAGGCAGGTACAGCTCGTTCGCGCGCTTCAACAGTTCTTCCAGCTCCGCGTATGTCCTGCGGAACAATATCCCCTGCCACGCCTTGCCCCATCTGTTTACGCCCGCGTAGAAATCTATGAGCAGAAAATCGCTCTTCCCGCCGCCTGCGGCTCCCCCGAATAACAGTTCAAACGCCGGGCATTTTAACGCAAGCGCCTGTTTGTAGTGCGGTTTCCATAAAACGTTATTGATTATTTTCTGATCAAAACCTGTCATTTTTTCACTCTTTTTCCATCACTTCGTATTCGGCTTCCACATCAGTGCAGGCGTCTTTGACGTGCGAAGTTTCTTCCTGCTCCCGCAGCGCTTCCACGTCCTTGTCTGTTATGCACACAACGGGGTTGATGACGGTGTTGCTTTCAGGCGTCCTTATCATGTCCAGGTATTCGCATAACACGCTTAATGACTTTGTGCGGTCGTACAGCCTGTATTCCCTGCCGTTGCGCGTTTTCTTTATCCCCGTTATGCACATGGCAAGCGGGCCCAGCTCCTCCATGCTGCCCTTGAGGTTTCCGAATTCGTCAATTATTTCTTTTGGATTGTAAAAGGTGAGCGTCTTTAACAGGTCAAGCACCTGGTATTCCGTCAGCCGGTCCTCTTCGTTCTGCCTCGACCTCAAAAGACGCGCTATCGCGTCCCTTATTTTGGGGTCCCTCATCATGCGCGAAGAGTTCGACTGTATCGAACTTTCAGAGAGGCTCTTTGCTTTTCCGAATGATTTTATGTATGCCGCGGTCGCGTTTAAAAAACACGTGCGGTCCGTGCAGTAGTACTCTACAAAAAGACGCCTGCGGGCGGTAAGCCCTTCGTACCATAACGGCGCTTCTTTGAATAAATCTTGCTGGACGCTTTTTCCGGACACGGACTCTCCCTCACAATTTACGCTTAGGCGTTATTGCGACAGGTTAGAGCATGCCGATTTTTAGCATTCTGTCTTTTTTTTTATTTATAAGGTATTTGTTTTGTTTCTGTCAAGCGTTTTTGTTTTTTTTCTTCATGCGCCGCCATACCGCCATACAAACACGCGTATAAACTTTTTATATATTTATAAATTAAATTTTTTTATTATAAAAACTTTTCTAGCATTTGTTTGGCGGTATGGCGTTTAGTCATGTTAATTCCTTATGTAGTAAGGAATTAGAAGACGCCGGACCCGGAAAAACAGTCCGGCGTCAGTCCGGCGGTCTGGCGTAACTTTGCATTGAAACGGTATTTGTATTACTCCGTTTTGCAGTTTATTAACATTTTTCCGCGCCTGCGCCGCCTGAATTGTCCGCCTCCTTCCGCCAAAAAACGCAAAACGCCGGACTCGATTCGGTTGTCCGGCGTAAAATCAGATTGAGTTGTTTGTTTTTTTTCTGCTTTCTTTCTTTTCGCGGGTTATCCGCCGCCGCTTTCTAACGGCGGCTGCGGTTTGTGTTTCAGCTTTACTCCGGTATAAAAATACGCGTCCCCGAAACGCTGCTTCTTGAACTTTGTCAGCAGCTGCTCACCCAGCTTGTTCCGGCTCATCACCTTGCGCACGCCCTCTTCCTGCGCCCATTTGCGGAAATCTTCGTATAAATCCGCCGAACTCTCCGAACTCCCTTCATCCGCTTCCGTTCTCTCGTTAATCCATCTGCCTACAAGGTCCTCGCTTGCAAGGTATTCGCTGCTCGCTTCGTCCACCACCGCGCACGGAGGAAGCGCCCGCGGTCCTTCCCCTCTCCTGTAATATTCATGCGCAAACCATATCAGAAGCGCAAGTATCGCGGGCGCTTCCTCTTTTATAAGCTGCCGGTGCAGGTTTGCCACCAGTTTGTCGTCAGGCACTATGTAGTCAAAAGGAACCATCCGTACGCGCCGCCTTATCGCCATTCCCGTGTCCTTCAGCGTCAGCTTCGGATTGCTCCCCACCGCTATCTTGCATACAGGCTTGAAATTAAAATCTTTCAGATATTTCCTTTTGGCGTTTACCATGTCTCCGGAAATGATGGGCTTTAACATGTCCATGTTAAGCCGCCCTTCAGGAGCGTCTATCAATACGCCAAGCCTTATTCCCGGAAGCCCGGCAAGGTCAAACTGGCCCTGAAAACGGTTCTCTATTACAACGTCCTGCGGCAAAGGCGCCGCGTAGTCCCCGAACAGCTCCATCATCAGGTTCAATAAAACCGACTTGCCGTTCTTGCCCTGCCCGTGAAAATTGACGAAGAAGGACGCGCCGTTGTCCCCCGTCAGGCAGTACCCGAAATACGACATTATGTAAAACGCAAGATCGCTTCTCAGCTGCCCGTCCTTGCTCGTTACCTTGTTTAAAAAATCTTCAAACTTTTTCGGCAGCGCCGGCATCTCCCACGCGCCGTCCTTCTTCTTCAGCTCGGAAGCCTTGCACATGACGCTCTTGGAAAACATGTCCTCCGGCTGGGAGGCCCTCATCTCCCCGGTGCGCAGATTGTACGCGTCCCCCATGCAGTTCAGCTTGTCCCCGTCCGCGTCAAACGCTTCCTGTTCTACCGCTATCCGGACGTTGTGTTTCAATATGTTTTTTACCGCCCCAATCCCCGCGGCCGACAGTATCCTGCGCGCGAACGTTATCTCCCCCTCGTTCGTCTTCATCGCGTTTTCCTGCAGCAGATACCCGAAATGCGTTATCACCCTCGTTACCGCAGATTCCGCGTAACGTTCCGTCCATCTCCCCTCGTCTTCTTTGTATACAAGCCAGCCCGTCTGCGGGCAGAAACGGATGTAACGCCCGCAGACCGATACTATCGCTTCCACAAAATGCACCTCGTTTATGTCGCTGTCTTCGTATATGTCAAACTTTTCCGGTATCTTGTTTATTATGTACGCCGCAAGTTTGCCCGAAGCGGTTTCTTCACGCTTGTCCGACAGGCGCGTCTTCATGCCCGTCTTTATGTAATGGTCTTCATTTGTCAATTTCTTTCTTGCCATTATTTAAAACCCAGCCTCCCCGCAAGCCTTTCCGTTACTTCAGACAGCCCGCCGTTTAATCCGCTTTCGCACAAGCCGCGCAAATATATTTTCCCTCCCACCTCGCCAAGAAGGCCCGCAAGTTCAAGCCCGCGTTCCAGCCACGCCGCTCCAGATGAGCGCTCTATCAGTTTTTCCTTGAACTGCCTTGCCGCGGCGCTCCCCGGCGACCCCATTACAAGATCGTCCCCCGGCGCGTCATTAATGGGGTTCGCTTTTGCCTCGCCTTCCAGCTCTTTTTCAATCACGTCCATACGCTCTTCCACGGTCTTAAGATCAAGCGTCTGTAACGCGCGCCATAACGCCTTGTGCCGGTTGTCGGCAAACTGCCTCCAGCTTACAGAAGGGTATTTTTCAGATATGACCTTGCGCAAGTCTTCGTAATCAAGAGCGCCCAATAAGGAATTCAGGAAACTCCACTCAAGTTCCGTCCGCTCCTTTTTCCTGTCAGAACGGCTCTTCGGTTTCGTCATCATTCCACTCCGTTACATATTCCGTCTCGTCATCAAGTTCATCGTCAGGTTCATTCGGACTGTTTTTCTCAATCCTGGAATTCCTCTGCGCCATTGTTTCTTTTTTCTTCTTTTCTTTTTTCTCCTTCGGTTTCAGCATCCTGGCGGTCGCTTCCTTCGCCGCCTGAAGGTACAGCGCCCTGTATTCGTCGGCGCCAATGTCGGCGTAACGCAGGAATATTTCATCCTTCTCTTTCTCTTTTTCAAAGTCTTCGGGTTCAGGCACGTCGCTCCTGAAACCCATCGTAATTAACAAAAAATGAAACATCTTCTGCGCGTCTTCGTCAAATTCTTTCGATATGCTTTTTATGCTTCCTACGCCGAACAGTCCGCGCAGCCATCTTTTCTGCTCGTCGTCAAATTCTTCTTCAATGTATGTTTTCCGGACAAAACTTTCATCGTCCAATATTTCCATAAACAGCCCCAGATAGTCGCGCGGCTGGTATCTTCCCGGATTCTTTTTGCTGTTTTCGCAGTCTCTCTTTATGTTCATGTCAATAACACGCCCAATAACCAGATCGGATATTGCTTCTTTATAGTTGTAAGAATAAATTTTTGTGTCTCGCAGTTTCTTTACCAGTTCCGCAGAAGTCGTTTGCATCTCTTCCGCCGCGGCTTCCAGCGCCTCACGGCCGTAAACGTCAATTTCTTTTTTATTGATTCCTTTGCCGGAAACTTTTACGTTATCCGCTGCTTCCGCTTCAGGCGCTTTCTCTCTCACCGGCCGCGCCTTGTATCCCACGCGCTTTATTTTGACATTCCCTTCATAATCCGTACGTATCTCCCAGCACGCGTCTTTCTTTCTGTTGGTCTCCGCGCCGCGTTCGTAATCTTTTTCGCGTAACACTTCAAAATCGATAAGTTTGTTTTCTATGTTGAATTTTACAAAGTTCGCCTTGCCGTACATCTGTTTCGCAATCTGGCCGTCAAAAAATATTTTATCGTCCGTCTTTATTCCGGCCTCGTTCATCTGTATCATCACCGCCGTCAGCGCGGCGTTTATCATCTCATACCACGTCGCGCGGTAACAGTCGCCGTCAAGGCACACGTCGGTCAGGTAATCGTATTCCTTGAACAGGGAATTGCCTTCGTTATGCGTTCTTTTCACGCACAATTCGCAGCCTTTCATGCTTTTTTCTATTTTGTTTTTCTGGCTTTTATAAAAAAAATTGCTCACAACAGCGTGTTCTACTTCTTTGTCTTTGTGCCCGTACAGCTCATGGAATTTTTTCTGATTTTCGTCAGGCAGCTCCGCAAGCAGCGCGGCACCCGCAATGTTCAATATGCCGTCCCGGAACATCCCCTTCAGTTCCTCCGTGAGGGCCGAAAGGCGCAATCTCTTGTATATCGCCGACGGGCTTCGCGCGTAATGCCGCGCGATTTCTTCAACTGATTTTCCCCCGTCCGCCATCGATGAGAACAGCGCCGCCTCGTCAAGCGGGTGCATTTCCAGGCGGTTTATGTTCTCCGCCGCGGCGATTTCCTCGTCGCTCGCGCAATCGCCGTCGCCGTATACCGCGCAGTCCGTCTCCGCGACGTTCAGCCTGCGAAGCGCCGCTATCCGCCGCCGTCCGGCTACCACCTTGAACCGGCCGTCTTCCAGCATCCTGACCACCGGCTGCTCGATTATTCCGTGCCGCTCAATGCTTGATACCAGCTGCTCAAAGCCGTCTTCCTTCGTGTACTTCCTGTTGTCATCGCTGACAATTTCTTCCAGCTTAACCGTTTTTACCATTTTCTTTCTCCTAATTTAAATTTTTTTCAGAATTAAAAATTCTGAAACATCGCAAATAAAAGAACGCCAAGCACAACGCTTAAAAGCAGAATGACAAAAAATACTGCAATCGGCATTTCAATCATCGTTTTCCTCCCACTCATATTTGTCAGCCCAATCCTCATCCGGATATACTTCACCGCAGTCTTCTTCCAGCCAGTACGTCAATTCCCGAAATTTTTCGTCTAACATTTCGTTTGTTTCCTGAAATTCTTTTTTAGTCATAAACTTTTCTCCTATCCGCCGGACGCGCATGGCGGCCGAAGCCCGCGGTCCGAATTTATCTTCTCCACAATGCTCCTTAATCTCTGCTGCAGCATTTTTATTTTCATCTCAAGGCGTTCTTTCTCCTTCAGCAAATAGTCAAATTCGTTTTCTTTGTTTTGCGTGGATGATGACGAACCCGCCTGCCTGACCTGGGCCACGCTCTTTCCCGCCTGCGCCGTTACCGACATTATCCGCCGCTTTTCCTCATTGCGTTCTTTCGCTATCGCTTCCTGTACGTCCGCGCCGACGCCTTCCGGAAGGTCAAGCGCCGCTATCATTAACACCCTGTTCACGGTGTCAACAGATATGCGCGCTTTTCTTTTTACAACGTCTTCGTATCTCACTCCTTTTTTAACGCAGGCTTCGTTCAGTTTGGCCAATACCTTGCCAAGATCACGCTGAAGGTTTGCAATGGCGCAGCTTATTTCTTTAACTTCCCTTACAAGCTCTTTTATCTCGCCGTCAATCTCCGGCTTGTAGACGCCAGCCTCTTCCGCCTTGTCCGCAAGGCCGTCCATAATCGAATGAAAAAGTTTTGTATGGCAGCGGACTCCCTTTTGCCTGAACTCCGTAAACTGAATGTGATGCGCAAGTTCGTGAATCGCCGTGTACATTAACGCCGATTCGTTCAGGCGCCCTCCGTCATCCGTAAAATTGAGGTTGTGAATGACAATCTCGCGGCTTGCGGGCCTGTACACCCCGTTAGCGCTTTTGCTTTTCTTTCCGGAGAAATTCAATTTAAACGGTTCTTTGCACTCGTGCAATTTTTTAAGCCGCACAAGCACGTCGTCCTGATTCATTGCGGGCTCCAGTCGTTACCAGGAATTCCGAACGGAGTGCATGCGCAGATTATTATGTTTTCTTTGTATCCGATAATAACACCATTACTGAGAGTTTCATAAACAGGTTTTCTGTTTTTTTCTTTTTGGTATTCAGTTATACGCCACTTTGCTTCACCACTTTCATCAATATCTATCACATATACCGCAGCTTCATCAGGGTAATTCTTTCCGTATTCTTCTCTGTATTCTTCCGGGTTTGGATGTTTAAGGTGATAACATTCACACACACGGCAAACGCCTTGTGTCATCATACATTTGCCATCGATAAAATCATTGGCGGAACAATAATAATATTTGTCAATTTCACCTAATAAATTAACCCGTTCTTCCTTCAGGCGTAAATGTTTTTTATTTTTATCTTTTATGCTCTTTGCTTCATGAAGAACATGCGCCGATTCTTCCAACGTGGTTTTTATCTTTGATATTTCTTCCGCAATAGCTATGGTTGCGTCTTTTTGATAAACTCTGCAGCTTCTACAACTTTTTCCCTGAATGCTTAACGGGACATTACAATAAGCAATTCCCGTATTGCCGATTTCGTCCATGTTTTGACAATAACTCTCACACATGCTCCGCCTCCTTTGCCTCACGAAGCGGCGGCGTCCTGAACGCCGTTCCCGCTCCATACAACTCGGGCCCCCACAAACGGAAACCCGTCCTCAAGCTCCCTGACTTTCCTTGACACAAAGTTCCAGTTATGCGTCATCGACTTCGGCATCCAGAATTTCACGTCGGTCTTTTCTCCGTTCGGCCTGACCATCACGCACCGCAGCAGTACCGCCTTGCCGGTCTCCCGCTCAAGCTCAAACTCCTTAAGCGCGTCAAAATTAAAATGCTGCCAATGCGCTTTCTGTGCGTCCCGGAACGCCTTCCATCCCGCAGGCGTAAGTTTGCCGTTTTTCATCCACCTCTTTTGAATCCAGAACGTTACCGCGTCATGCACAACCAATAACGCCTTTTCCGTTTCTTTTTCCACATACATAACATTTTTCCTCCAGCTTTTACGCCGGTATCTTTACCGACTCTTTTCTTTTGGCAAGCGCCAATTCGGCAGCGCTTTCCGTTTCGTACCAGTCTTTATAAACGGTTACCCCGTTGAACACTTTCAATTCATTGTCAGGCTTTATCTCACTTCTGCAATAAAGCGGAGACACTTTAACGGAATCGTCGTCATAAATTTCCGTCATCACCCCAAAAAACATTATCATCATACAAACCTCCTCCATGCATTCCAGTTCTCCAAAGGTCCGCATCGCGGCGGATAAAATAAAAGCGCCTTCTTGTTCTTGAAACGGCGTTCTTCCTCTTCCCGCTCTTCAATCTCTTCCTGCTCTTCAACCTTATCGTTTAACGCGCGGAAGAATTCAAAGCCCCTGTTTTGAGCGTCTAACTTGAGATAAATGTTTTTCTTATGCAAGCTGACTGTACAGCAATTAATTTTAAGTGCATGAGCTATTTCTGCAGCCGTTTTACCTTCCAACAGCATGTCATAAATTTCCCGTTCACGGGCAGACAAATTGTTATTTGACATTTTTTTCCCTTTTCTTTTTCTTTCTGTCAAGGCTTTCAATGATTTCAACCGCTACGGCGGCAACCTGTATCATTTCTTTGCGCTGTCCTTCCTCTTCTTTCTCCAGAAAAGCCTCGCAAAATTCTTCCAGCAAAATATCAAACCAGCCGAAATTTCCGCGTTCAATTCTTTTTCGTGTGGATGTTAGCTGTTTACTGATTACTTCATCCCAAAACTGAGAATAGCCTTGATGAAGCATGGAATGGTTTTGTTCACCCCATTTTTCATCCTGACGGCGGCGTTCTGCCCTGATTTCTTCAAAAATGTCATCCATCATGATTTCCTCCTTTAAAAAGCGGGCGAACCGCACCCGTCTCTCTTTACATCAGTGGTTATTTGGCAGTAACAAACAACCCAGAAGCTAACCGGTTCCCATTAGCTTCTTTACTGATTTCTTTTTAACTTACCGATAAAAAAACCTCCGCTGAAACCTCTAACTGTTTCAGGGAGGCATACAAAAATTTCCTCGTGGGGAAGGAAATTTATTGCCCAATCGACTTTAAGTAACCGGTTAGAGTGAACGATTACTGTCTCAAAAATGCTGTCTCAAAAAGCTGCATTTTCGATAATTCTTTATCTGATAAGGATTTAGCTGATGAAAAACAGGTTTGGATGTAACAGGCCTGTATGCGCTTCGCCGCTTTCGCGGCTCGGGCTATGAAAAAACGCAGTCGGGCTTACGCCCTTTGTGCGTTTTTTCGTAGCCACATTTTTTGTGCGCTTGAATTGCTTCGCAATTCCTCTATCGCGCACAAAAAACGTCGCATACAGCCAAAACGTTATGCGTGATGTACCCTAAGCTTATTGAAAACGGCTTGACAAATTGTGCAATTTTTGATAAATTGAAAAAATGAATCTTTCAATATATGGAGGAATATAATGACAATAAAACAAAGGGCTGAGAAATTATACAAAAATGTTAATACTTTTATTTTAACTTGCATTGG